GTTCGAACCCTCGGGGCGCTCAAGGGTGAGCGTACCGTCAGCGCGATAGTCGCGGATCGTGATCGTGGGCTTGGTGCGAATCTTGACGCGGTCGCCCTGATTGCGAATCTCACCCTCGTAGTCGGTGTTCGAGATCGCAGCCAGAACCGTAGAAGCGTAGAACTTCTCGATCAGCTTGCCAGACCAGATTTCGGGGATGAACCCGTTGGACTGGAAGGCGTTGCCGGTGCCACCGGTGGGGTAGATCGCAGGAGTAGTGCCGGAACCGGCGACGGGAAAGCCGCTGCTAGGAATTGCCATTGTGATTGCTCCTCAAGAGCTGAAGATTACCGAATGCGCCCGTCACGCTGAGCCTCGAAGATCAGAGACTCCTTCTTTGCTTTCTCTGCATCGCGACCACGGAACTTGCCTGTGGAGACGTCTGCGTAGAACGCGGCGATCTGAGAGCGTGTGAAGATGGGCTTCTCTGTGGGGGCCGCAGCCGCCGCAGACTTGGCTCTGCCTGGAGCCGCCAGAGTTTCGAGCGGGACTTTGGGGATCGTTGTTCCCCTGTAGTCCGGCCCACCCTCTGAGGGGGCCACGGCAGCCTCTTCAGCGAGGAAGCCTTTGAAGAAAGTCAGTACGCGGGAAGCATCGTTTCCGGCGAACGCGCCTTTCAGCAGTTCATGACGAATAACACCTGAATACGTATCTGGCAAGGCCAGCCAGTTCAGGAACTCTTCGTTGCGGTTCAAATCCCGCCATTCCGGGAGATTTTCGTCCATCCGGGCGAACATCTTCTCCTGTGCAGAGACCGCTACCTGGCCATGCACACCCTTCAGGCGGGCCTCGAGTTCGTTGATCTTGGCCTCGTACCCCTTGATGACCGGGGCGAGTTCTTCGCGGGCCTTCTTGCCCACGACGTTCAGGAAGTCCGTGCCGTAGTCGTTCTCTTCCTCGGACGTGATGAGGCGCTCAGCAGAGAGTTCCGGGATGTGAGTTGGTTGGGCCTGGGACTGCAACGTGGCGATCACGTTCTGCAAGCCCTGGATTTGCTCTCCCAGCGCCTTGATCTGCTCCTGCGCACGGACATAGCGCCCGTGAACGGACTTGTACTTGTGCTCCCAGCTCTGAGTGTCCTCAGCGGGAACCTCAGTCGCGGCGGGAGCCGGAGCCTCGGTAGCTTCCTGGGGGGTGAGGTCGAAGTTACTTTCGGAAGTTACGGGCTCCTGGGGAGCTTCGCTCTGCTGTTCGCCCTGCATCTGGTTGATGATGGCTTCGGAGCGGGCTGCTGCGGCACGGACGGCGGCAGGAATCCTGACGTTGGTATCAATGGGTGCGGTGTTGTTCACTTGGTTTTTCTCTCGATTTTGTCGGCCATGGTGAGGCAATCCGCCAGGAGGCCAAGAAGGTGCGCAGTTGCCTGGGCACGACCTTGGGCTACGGGAAGCTGCTCAATGGGAGACGAGACACAGTTGTCACGTTGCTTTTCGTTGTACTGGGAAAGTGCCCCGAGGAAGTGTTTCCACCCCTCGGGAGCGCTCCTGGCCAAGAAGGCCGACTTCTGGATGAGGTCGCGGTCGTTCAAAAACCACGCCCCATGGAGAAGATGTTGAGGCCGATCTGGCCCACGCCGTCCGCGTCAGCGGGCGACATCTTTGAGTAGTTCCCGATGGAACGCTGGTAGGGGCTCCCACCAGTGATCGTTGCGCGAGCATGCCGCGAGGGCAACATCTCGTGCGCGATCTGCTTGCCGGGCTTCACACCCCGGTCAGCAACTTTCTTGTAGTTGGGACGTTGCGGGTCGTCAGACCCTGAGCTTACACCCATGGTTCACCTCAAGCGGGTTTGGCGGGATCAGCGCCGGTGTGGCCAGCCATGTGGCCCTTTGACGGGGGCAAGCCCCACTTGTTGTTGGCAGCCGTTGCGCCGTTGTTGGGCGAGGACGTGCCCGCCATCGCGGTCGACGCATCCTGCTTGCCGACCATGTGGCCCTTGCCGACGCCATAGCCGATCCCAAACTTGTTGTCGTTCGGGCCGTTGTTCTTGTTGGCGGATACACCTGGCTCAGCCGGATTGGCGCTGCCCTGCTTGTTCATCGCGTTCGTGCCGCCCTTGGCGAACACGTTCATCGACTCTTTCTTCTCTTTTCCCATAACGTCAGAATTTGCCATGTCAGCCTCTCTTCATTCCACAAGTGCAGGAAATGACTTTGCTTCCCTTGCCATAGGACATGGCTCGGACTTTTCCACCGCCAGCGAATTGCTGCGCAGGCAGGTAGGAACCTTGATCGGGGGTGTCACTCTTCTCGGACACCGGAGCGGGCGCAGCTTGGCGGGGGTTAGCTCCGCCAGCGTTCATGCCCTTCGCCTTCATCTGTCTGACGCGCGGGGCCTTCATGCTTTGGGCTTCCGCTGTCTGCGCAGCCACTCGACATGTTCGTTCGCAAAGTCATTGTCGAGCTGATGGCCGACACGGGCAACTCCGCTGCCCTCTTCTTCGCGAGCATCCTTCTTATTTGGATCGTAAGACCCAGGGGCATGGACAAGGCCACCGCCTTCGTAGTGGCAGACCTTGCTCGCGTAGTGCTTGACGCCCTTGACCTTCATTTCAACCTCCAGAGATGTTCGTGCGTGGACCCATGTCGCCGGAGGCGTTGCTGCCCTGCTGGCTGCCTTGTGCGTTCGCCGCCTGGTCGCCCATGCCGCCGTGACCAGGCTGACCCTGCGCCTGCGCAGCCTGAGCTGCCTGCGCCTGCATCTGCTGGAGCTGCTCCTCGGAGGGGACAATGTCCTGACCGGGAAGCCCGATGTCGTTGGACACGGAGCGCAGGACCGCCGCGCGCCCCTTGGGGCCGATGATCTGCATGTCCACGGGGTTGGCAGTGATCTGGAGGAACTCGAGCTGGCGGGCGCGCTGGGTCTCTTTCTGCACCGCCACCGCGACGCCGAGCACCCGCACCTTCTCCTCGCCGGTCAGGAGCCCCGACTGGTCCGTGAGCATAACCATGTCGAAGAGCGACCCAAGGAGGGGCTCAAGGACGTCTCTGTCGATGTTTGCAGCCACTGTCTGGAGGATTTTGGAAGCGTTGCCCATGAGCATCGCCAGGCCGGAGGCCGTGCGTCCTGCCCCTGAGCCCGCTCCCGCACCAGCCAGGTACTTGGGGATGGCGGAGAGTTCGTCAGCCATGTTGAGGAATTGTTGGTAGACACCGAGCAGCTCCTGCGCGTTGGACTGCGGGTTGAAGAAGCTGACGGGCGGGCTCGCATTGTTGCCCATGGGATCGCTCTGGACGTGCCAGCGCTTCCAGGGATAGAGCTCCTCGCCATCCTCGTCGGGTGCCAAGCGGTCATCGTTGACCACCACCTGCGGGCCAGACGCGATGGACAGGTTGTTCACCAGCGCGCGCAGCGAGGCGTTACAGACCTCCTGGATGTCGCTGAGGATGTCCGGGAGCCCGTTGCCCACCGGCGTGCCGGGGACCTTCTCGAACGAAGTGATGTAGTAGGGGTGGCGCTTGCGCGGAGATGGCGCGAGCTGCACCTTGATGATGTACTGCCCGATCAACCAGCCCTGCACGTAGTAGTCGCGCAGCGGATCAGGAATCTGTTCCTCATCCATGCCATACTCAAGGAGCATGCGGCCCTGGATATTCCCCGTGAACTCGAGGCAGGTGATCAGCCCCGACTGGTTCATCATGGGGTTCTCGCGGTTCTCCTGAACCGCCCGCTCGGCATCCGTCTGGTCCCAGTTGTCCGACAGACCGCCACGGCCATAGAGGTCGAGGACGGTGCGGATGGCTTCCTGGTTGTAGCCGGGCAGGTCGAGGAGATCGTTGAGGTCGGCGCGGGTAAGCCTTGTGCGCTCGATGACCGAGGCATCCTCGATGTCGCTCACGCCCGGCGTCCACCAGACGTCGAAGGGTGACACCCGCGTCCACGTCAGCCGGGGCTTCTGCTGCACCTGCGCCTGGCCACCGACCCACTGGACGGAGGGCACGATGCGCACCACCGGCCCCTTGAGCACGGCAAACGGGAACAGGGGAAGGTCGACGAGGAACTCGGCCAGGGCCTTGTAGAACCCCCCATCCTTGAGGAGCTCGTCGAGCTTGTCCTCGGAGATGTTGGCCTGCGCGACCGCCTTCTTCTTGGCCGCCGTGCGGGCCGCTTCCACGAGCTGCATGGTGCGGTCGCGGATCATGCCGATGTCGGGCGGCTGACCACCCTGCGCCATGCCCTGCACCTCGGTGTTCACGAGCTGCTGGATGGACTGCATGATCTCAGGGGGAATGCTGGGATCGTCCGGAGGCTCCAGGCCCCACGGGCGCTGCGCGGACAGGTAGACGTCTCGCAGGAGGCTCGAAGCGCCCCGGCATTTCATTGCGATGATGCGAGCGTAGACGGTGGACCCGCCGAACTTCTCGATGTCTGCGAGCTTGGAAGCGTCGTACTGGCCGTTGAAGACCCGCAGCGCGTTCAGCAACCGCTCCGACCAACCGGCCATCGCGTTGTTGCGGTGCCGCTTCATCGTGTCGAACTCGCGCCGAATGTAGGCTGCGAGGTTCGTCATGGACGGCTCTGAGGCTTCGGCAGCGTCCTGAGACGTCGCCAGTTCCTCGTCGCGGGCCTTCAGCGCCGCCTCGTATTGGGCAGGCGGGACTACCCGCAAAACCGATCCACCGGGAGTAAGCATGAATTGTCGTCCTCTTAGGACCTCGACGTCTGTGCGCAATTTACAGTATCATTGGCATGTAGCGCAACTATTTGTGCATAAGAGGTTCAGTAATGACGGCAATCGTCGAACACCGACCCAGCTTCAATGATGTAACACTTGTGAAACTGGCACGCGAAATCGCGATGGATATTCACCCCATCGACACGATACTAAACACCCACGGCTTGGATTCAAACCAGTGGGAAACCATCAGCAAATCCCCATCATTCCAGGCCCTGCTCGCCAGCGAAGTTGAGGCATGGCAGAGCGCCACGAACACCTCCGAGAGGGTTCGTTTGAAGTCACTTTCCTTTGTGGAGGAGGCGCTCCCGGAGTTCTACGCGCGGGTCCATGACAACCGCGAACCGCTCTCCGCGAAGACCGAAGTGCTCAAGGCTGTGTCCCGTTTCGCGGGGATTGGTACAGCTTTGGATGCTGGAATGGTGGGTGAGAAGGTGTCCATCACCATAAATCTGGGGGAAGACCAGCAGCTCAAGATCGAAAAGACATTACCTGGCAAAGTAATTGAGGGCGACGCATCATGACCACCATTGACTTCACAGCTCCCCCCACCTGCGCCCG